TCAAAATCCTCTCGACCAGAATGGTTTGATGATTTGAAGTCTAGTATTGTAAATGATTACGATGGTTGTATTTTTACTGATAACTGTGAAGCTGATGACATGGTACGTACTTGGGCAGAAGAATGCCGAGGTAAAAAAGACTTTGTTGTCATTACCGTAGACAAAGATTTAGATTGTGTAGAAGGATTACATTACAATCCTCGTAAGAAAGAAACCTACACAATTGAGTCTAGTTACGCAAATAAGCATTACTGGAAACAAATATTGATGGGTGATTCAACAGATAATATTCCTGGAGTTCCAGGAATTGGCCCTAAAAAGGCTGATGTCATTTTAGAAGATTCTGAAGATTACGTTTCGGCAGTTTGTACTGCTTATCACAACTATTATGGTGATAAAGGTTACGAGTATATGCTAGCTAATGGTCGTTTAATTCATATATGGCGTCACATTAACGATCATTTTAAATTTACAAAGGAACGTTATGACAATGCTATCGAGGAATGAAATAGGGCATTGGGAATATCCTTATAAATTTGATCCAGAACAGTGGTTTGGTTTTGTTTATTGTATTGAAAATACTGCAACTAATCAATTCTACATTGGTAAAAAGCAGCTTTATCATCGTGGTAAAAAGAAGTCAAAAACTTTTGGGAAAGAAATGTCTTGGCGGACTTATGTTGGTTCGTCTGTAAATGTAAAAAATGACATTAAAAAGTATGGTAAAGATGCTTTTAAGTTTGAGATTGTAGACTTTTATAAAACAAAAGGTGGATTGTATTATGCAGAGGCTTATCTACAAATGCTTTCTGACTGTATGACAGAATATACGCAAGATGGTAAACCAAGATTTTACAATCGCCAAATTGCTGCAATTAGGTTTGTTCCAAGTGAAGCACCTACAAATCGTACTAAATCATTTATAAATAAAATTAAGAAAAGGTGGATTGAATGAGTATTTCCCCATTAGCTCCAGCATTGTGGCTATCAAGTATTATCGTTTTAGCAGCAAACCTAGTACTATATGTGGCCGGTATTCCCTTTATGGATCCTATTATTAGTGTAATGTTCTTTTTATTAGCTCAAGAGTTAACTAAATTCGTAGCAGAAATTACTATGAAGGACGAAGATGGGACAGATAGTAACCCGTAATCAACCTTGCGAAAGTTGCGGAAGCAGCGATGCAAAACAAATCTATGAAGATGGTTCTGCTTTTTGCTTTTCATGTAAAAAATCTTTTAAATCATCGGATAACACCTATATGGAAAAACAAGAAACACCTAAAAAAGATTATAGCTCTAAGATAAAGGAAATCAAAGATGAGTATCCTTCAAGAGGTTTTAAAGAGCGTAATATCTTTCTTCAAGTGGCTGAACACTATGGAGTCAAGGTATCCTATGACATCGACGGTAATATTGATGCTCATTATTACCCTCATTATGATTCTAGTCTTACAAATGTCGTAGGCTACAAAGTAAGAAAGCTTCCTAAAGATTTTAGCTCTATTGGTAAAGTAACTGAATCTTTGTTTGGTTTAAACCTTTATAACGGTGGTAAACGTATTGTTATTACCGAAGGTGAATTGGACACTATGGCTGTTCAATCAGCTTGGTATAAAAAGTATAAGAAGTTTTATCCAGTTATCTCTTTACGGTCTGCATCTAGTGTGAAAGACCTAATAGCGCATAGAGAGCGTATTCGCAAATTTGATGAAGTAATTCTTTGGTTAGATAACGATGAGGCGGGCCAAGCTGCTACAAAGGAAGCTGCTCGTATTATCGGTTATGATAAAATTAAAATTGTAAAGTGTAAAGAAAAAGACGCAAGCGATGTTTGGATTAAAGAACCAGACAACATCTTAAATTACATTTATCAAGCGTCTACTTATACCCCCGCAGGTATTCTTACCAAAGAGGAATTGTGGAATCAGCTGGAAAAATACAATGAAATTGAATCAGTCCCTTATCCGCCTTTTATGGAGGGTCTGAACGAAAAACTAAAAGGTATGCGTTTTGGCGAAATTACTTTGTGGACTTCTGGTACGGGGTCTGGCAAGTCTACTTTATTACGGGAGATTGCGGTTCACCTTCTTGGTATCACGGAAGACAAGATTGGCATTATATCTCTGGAAGAAAGCCCTGCGGAAACAGCTAGGAAGATGGCAGGTATGGCTATTAGCCGAAACCCAGCTAACGAAGAAATCCCAATTGAAGATCTTAAGGTCGGATTTGATAAAATCTTTGGCAGTGACAGGGTTATGGTTTTGGATCATCAAGGTAGCATATCCGATGGTTCCATTATGGATTTTCTTGAGTATATGTGCCTTAGCGGCTGCAAGTATCTTTTCGTGGATCACATTACTATTCTTGCCTCCGAAGGGGCCGAGGGATTAACGGGCAATGAAGCAATCGACAAAATTATGAATGACTTGCTAAGGCTAGTTAAGAAACATAATGTATGGATTGGCTTGATTAGCCATCTACGTAAAACTGACAATAAAGGAAGAAGCTTTGAAGAAGGCAAACTACCGTCAATGGATGACATTCGGGGTTCTGGTTCTATTAAGCAAATTTCTATGGATATTATCGCTTTTGCTAGAAATGTCGGCTCGGATAGTGTTGAAGAGCGTAATACTATTAAAACAAAAGTCCTCAAGTGTCGATACACGGGCCTTACAGGTCCGTCAGGAAATCTTCACTATGACTTTGAAACAGGCCGATTGGCAAAAGGATCAGACAAGTTTTCAGAGGAAATTATGATTTAATGGAACAAGAAAAAGTATTTCTGTTGTCTATTATATACCAGTTAATGGATTGTGGACCAGATGTTTCTGGGCTTAACCCACATATACAAGATTATTTAAAAGGGCTTCAGGAAGAATTTGATCCTGAAGACCCTCAAGAGGGCGAGTTTTATAAAATGCTGTATCACTATGCTGATACTTGGTTTAACAATGAATACAACAAGGAGAAAATGCATTGAAGAGTGTATTTGATAAATTAAAACAAAAAGGCTATACTGACGAGCAATTTGATGCTTATGTAAATAACCCCAATATTATTAAAGTGCATGGGCGTAAAAATCTTGATACTTTAAGAGACATGTGGTATGGTAAACAAAAGCTTTTCGTTAGAGATGAGCTTTATGATTCTATGACCAAAGACCAGTTAGATGAATATTCAATCAATACTTATGGTATTGACTTGGACAAACGTTTTACAAAAGAAAACATGATCCAAGAACTACACGATGAATTAGAAAAACAAGAAGACGACGAATAATCTTCTAACAAAAGGAAATAAAAAATGGACGCTTATAGAAGTTTTATCCACCTGTCACGCTACTCACGATTTCTAGACGAAAAAGGTCGTCGTGAATCATGGGAAGAGACAGTAGATCGAGTCATTAACTTCTGGAAAGATATGCAAGGTCATAATCTTCAAGACAATGAATTTGAAGAACTACGGCAAGCTATCTTAAATCACGAAGTAATGCCTTCTATGCGATCAATGTGGTCTGCAGGTGAAGCACTAAAGAAAAACCACTTTCGAGGCTACAATTGTAGCTTTAAATCTGTGGATCATCCACGAGTATTTGATGAAATTCTTTTCATTCTTATGGCAGGCACTGGCGTTGGCTTTGGCTGTGAAGCTAAAGATGTAAACAAACTGCCAATAATCAATGATACGTTTACTAAGACTGAACGTGTTATTACTATAGAAGACTCAGCAGAAGGCTGGGCTAAAGCACTACGTAAGCTTATTGCTGATTTGTATTTAGGAAACGAGCATGAATGGGATTATAGTAAAGTTCGCCCTGAAGGCGCACGACTTAAGACTATGGGTGGACGAGCTTCTGGTCCGAAACCACTTATGGATCTTTTTAACTTTGTAACAAAGACTTTTAAAGCAGCAGCAGGGCGTAAACTACGTCCTATTGAAGTACATGATATTGTATGTAAGATTGCTGAAATTGTTGTAGTAGGTGGTGTAAGACGTTCTGCTCTTATTTCTATTTCAGACCTTAGTGATCCTGAAATTCGTGACTGTAAAAGCTTTTTAAATATTGATACTTTCTTACTTCTAAAAGAAGATAATACTCATTGGAAGTACTCTGTAACTTTTAATGATGGTACTTATGGTAAACGGTCTCTTATCATTGATTTTCATAAAGAGAAAGATTTTTATGAAAAAGAAATGATGGAAAACGGTCAGCTAGGTTGGTGGCGTGCTCATCCTGAAAGGGCTTTAGCTAACAACTCAGCAAGCTATGAACAAAAGCCTTCTATGGCTGTGTTTATGGATGAGTGGACAGCACTTATGAAGTCTGGTTCTGGTGAGCGAGGTATTGTGTCTCGTTATGGCTTGCAAGCAATGGCACCAGAACGGCGTGATGCTGACCAGATTGTCGGTCTTAACCCTTGTGCAGAAATTGCGCTTAGGGATGGTCAGCTATGTAACCTAACAGAAGTAGTCTGTCGTGAAAATGATACTAAAGAAGATTTGCTACATAAAGTTCGTATTGCAACAATCCTTGGTACACTTCAAGCTTCACTAACTGATTTCAAATATGTTCGCTCTGTTTGGAAAAAGAACTGTGAAGAAGAGGCATTACTTGGCGTATCTTTAACAGGCATTCAAGACTGTAAGCTCCTTCGTAATCCAGATCCAAAGCTACTTGAAGCTATGAAAGCCCACGCTTATGAAATCAACAAAGAGTATGCTGCTCGTATTGGGATTAACCCTTCTGCTGCTATTACCACTGTTAAGCCTTCTGGGACTGTTTCTCAACTGGTAGACTCAGCCTCTGGTATTCATGGCCGATTTGCCCCTTATTACATTCGTCGTGTTCGTCAGGCTAACCACGATCCTTTAACACAAATGCTAAAAGATCAAGGTGTTCCTAATGAAGCAGATGTAATGAACCCTCTAAAGACAACAGTGTTTGGTTTCCCAATTAAGTCACCAGAGGGCGCTACTTTAGCAAATGAGCAAACAGCCATTGAACAACTAGAAAACTGGCTAGTGTTTAAGAAGCATTGGGCAGAACATTCAGTATCAGTAACTGTATATGTAAAAGATCACGAATGGCTTGATGTAGGTGCTTGGGTTTACAAACACTTTGACTATGTAACTGGTATTAGCTTCCTTCCATATTCAGAGCACACATACCAACAAGCCCCTTACGAGGATATTACTGAAGAACAATACAACAAGCTTGTAGCTGCAATGCCTGTAGTTGATTTTAGTAAGCTATCTGAGTATGAACAAGAAGATAACACTGAAGGTGCTCAAACACTAGCTTGCGCAGCTGGTGGTTGTGAGATTTAATGCCTGACGTTAAAGAACAACTTACTCCTTGTATAAGAGTATGTCGTCTAGAAGGTGCCTACTGCAAAGGGTGTGGTAGGCACCAAGACGATATTCGTATGTGGTCTACTTATAGTAATGAACAACGTAAACAAATTATGAAAGAGATATCTAATGGCACGTATCACTAAAGAAGTCCATAGTGTAGAGATTGATTTTGCTGCAAATGGTTTTGTAATGAATTATAGCGGACGAGATGATAATGATGAATGGAAAAGCACTAAGCTAGTATTAGTTGATTTTGAAGAACTTAAAGAAGAACTCAAAAAAGCTATTGAAATGTCGGAGTACAAATAATGCTTATTTCTCGTAAATCCATTATTAGTGGTCAAATGAACACAATGGATCTTGACGTTACAGAACATCAACTTCTAAGATGGGAAGCTGGAGAGCTAATCCAAGATGTGTTCCCGCATTTGGATGCAAGTGAACGAGAGTTTATGATGTCAGGTATCACACCTAAAGAATGGAATAAAATGTTTAAAGAGAGTAATCTATAATGGCTAAATCAACTGGTGCAGCAAAAAATACTTTAAACCAATATGTTAAGAAAACCTCTATTGGTGGTAATAAGAATCGTCTTAAAAAGTCTTCGATGAATAAACACACTAAGCGTATGAAAGGTCTAAAGAAATGAAAAAAGAAACTAGTGATGCAGAAGTAATCGGAAAGATTGCAGGTTGGGTACTTGGTGTAACTATTGGTGCTGTTATCCAAACTTGGATTGGTATTAGTATTCTAGCTTGGCTTGGGTGGTTGCCAATCTAATGGCTGATATTGTTGAATTCT